GCTTCTCCATCACTGAAGAAGCAGTGGAAGACAACTTGTATGACTCGTTGTCCAGCCGCTACACCAAGGCTTTGGCCCGTGGTATGGCTTACACCAAGCAAGTTAAAGCTGCTTACGTGTTGAACAATGCCTTCTCTGGTGGCCCAACTTACGGCGACGGCGTGGTTCTGTGTTCTACCGCTCACCCTCTGGTGTCCGGTGGTACCAACAGCAACACCCCATCTACCGCTGCTGACTTGAACGAAACCTCGTTGGAAAACGCTGTTATTCAAATCGCTGGTTGGACAGATGAGCGTAGCTTGCTGATCGCTGCTAAGCCAAAGAAATTGGTCGTTCCTCCAAACTTGATGTTCGTGGCTACCCGCTTGCTCGAAACTGAGCTGCGCGTTGGTACAACCGACAACGACATCAACGCCTTGAAGAACAACGGCTCGATTCCTGAAGGCTACACCGTTAACCACTTCTTGACAGACACCAACGCTTGGTTCCTGTTGACTGACGTGCCAAACGGCTTGAAGCACTTCGTTCGTTCTCCGCTGTCTAACTCAATGGATGGAGATTTCGACACCGGAAACGTCCGTTACAAGGCCCGCGAGCGTTACAGCTTCGGCGTCTCTGACCCCCTCGGCATCTTCGGAAGCCCCGGCGCATAAGGCTTCGGCCTTATTAAGAGGGCCCTTCGGGGCCCTTTTTCTTTTTCAAATTAAGTGTGGTACATTACCTGTTACTAAGTCACAGGAGGAAAATTTGGTGAAGTCCAACAAACTTCTTGCGCATCCAGCCGACCAGTGATATATTGGCTTATCCGGGCTTTCCGGTGTGTCAAACTGTCCCGGCAGACTTACATGCAAGATTGACGCACCTTTAACTGCATGAAGGAAAAATCATGGGATTTGCAACTCACCTCGGCCCTTGGCTGCTCGGCACTGTCAAAAACACAACCGGCACCACTGCTGGCACAGTCCAGAACACCGGCTGCACAATCGTCGCTCAAACTTTTAACCTGACTGCCGCACAAGTGGCAACAGGTAGCATTTCTGCTGGTTTCATCCCCGCAGGCGCTGCAATTACTTCGGTGCAGATTCTGACCACCACATTGTTTGCTTCAGCTACCACGCTGAAAGTGACGATTGGCGGCGTCGATACTGCGACTGCAACCACCATTACATCAGCGGGCACATACCCCATCACGTTTGCTGCGGGATTTACGCCCACTCAGGCTAACGTGGGCGCTACTGATGCGGCCTTGACCTTCACCACCACTGGCTCGTCTAGCACCGGTGCTGCGACTGTGATCGTCGCCTATGTTGTGCGCGATTCCAGCGGCGCAATGCAACAGTCCGCATTCCAGAACTAATTAACTCCGGGGGCTTCGGCCCCCGTTTTACAGGAGATTAATTATGACAATGCAATATGACGTAAAAGGCTCACACCTTAGCGGCTCGGGCATCATGGTTTCTGGCCGTACGCGCCTGAAGAATTTGATTTATCTTGGCACCGGTACGGCTGGTAGCATTGATGTTTTTGACACAATTACTGCGCCGGTATCGGCCACGTATGCGCGTTCAGGAACTCTGGTGACCGTAACCAAGTCAGGCCACGGATTAACGTCTGGCCAAACATTGGGTATAAGTTTTAACCCAGTTTCTAACGTATCTGCTACAGCAGGAAATTACGTTATTACTGTGGTTGATGCCAATACTTTCACGATTACAGACATTAATACTGGGACGATTGCCTCCGGCACGGTTTGCGTTTATTCAACTGGTACTTGGCTCACAAGCTATAACACCGGTACTGCAGTTCAGCCCTTCCAAGTAATTTTTTCTGGTGAAGGCATTTTGGCGCAAACTGGTGTGTACGTTGTTGTAAACAACATTGCCTTCCAGAGTGTCATGTATGGCTGAAACCCGACAAGCAACTCTGGCAGGGCGCACGCTGTTTATTGGTGTGCCAGCCTATGACGGCAAGTTGAACATCAAGACTGCTTTTGCTCTGGCGCAGCTTATGCCCAAGGCAATGCAGCTTGGTGTGTCCGTCATCCTGTCCGATCTGTCTAACTGTTCCATCATCACGATGGCGCGTAATGCGCTGGTGCATGAGTTTCTGAAGACAGACGCGACAGAGTTGCTTTTCATTGATTCCGATGTCATCGTCAGTCCAGACGACATCTTGCGTTTGATGGCCCAAAGTGGCGGCAAAGACATTACCACAGGCGCATACCCCCGCCGGGCCAAAGACCAAAACTTCTTTGCCGATCTGTACTTTGATGACAAAGGCGACTTGGAGTTTGATGGGTCGCTCATGCGCGTAGAGCGTGCGCCCACAGGGTTTATGTTGATCCAGCGCCATGTCATTGAGCAGATGGTGTTTGCACACCCTGAGTGGACATACGAGAAGTCGCCCGCCGAGAAGATGTCGGCGGTGTTTGACTTCGCAATCATTGATGGCAAGTACGTGGGCGAGGACTACTTGTTCTGCGACCGTGCCCGGAAAATGGGATTCACAATCCACATTGACGTAGACATCAGCCTGCCGCATGTGGGCTCTAACGAATTCACCCGCAACTTCCGTGAGGAGGTTGTTATGCCGCTGCTGGAAAACATCCATCAGTTAAAGTTAAAGGTGGCGTAATGGCAACAGCAAAGAAAAAAAGCCCATCTCTGGCCGTTGGTCGTGGCGAAAAACTGCCCGTTTCTAAGGGCGCTGGCTTGACAGCCAAAGGCCGTGCCAAGTACAACCGTGAGACGGGCAGCAACTTGAAGGCTCCACAGCCACAAGGTGGTCCTCGTAAAGATTCATTTTGCGCTCGGATGTCTGGTATGCCCGGGCCGATGAAAGATGAAAAGGGTAAGCCCACCCGTAAGGCGGCTTCTCTTGCAAGATGGAAGTGCTGAAATGGAACCGAGTCTTATCTGGTCAGCAGCGCTGTCAGTCATCATGGGCGGATTTGGATTTTTTATCCGGGAAAAGCTCGGCCAAGTAAAAGATATTGGCGATGACGTTAAACGCATTGAGCGTCTCGTTAACATTACACGCGAGGAGATTGCCCGTGATTACGTTACTCAAAACGAAATTCAGAGAATTACTGACCACATTGACCAGCGCTTCAACAAGCTTGAAGCAAAGATTGACCAACTTATTCAAGCGGGGCGATAATGCCAAGTAGCTCGGCTAAACAACATAAATTTATGGAAGCGATTGCACATTCGCCATCGTTTGCCAAAAAGGTAGGCGTTCCACAATCTGTGGGGCAAGATTTTGCAAGCGCGGACAAGGGCCGCAAATTCTCAAAAGGTGGCGATATGAAAAGCGACATGAAAGAAGACATGGCAATGGACAAGAAGCAGGACGTTGCCATGATTAAAAAAGCCTTTAAGCAGCACGACATGCAAGAGCATAAAGGCGGCAAGGGCACAACCTTGAAGCTGGCTAAAGGCGGGTATACCACTGCTGCTGATGGTTGCGCACAGCGCGGCAAAACCAAAGGCACACAGATCAAAATGATGAGCGGCGGCGCTTGTTAAGGAAACATCATGGCACTTTCTAAATTTGGTAGCGCTTTTGCCGAAGCCCGTAAAGCAGGCGAAAAAGAATTTACCTTCAACGGTAAAAAATACACTACGGAGATGGCCGATAGTAAGCCTGCATCCGTTGGCGGCACACCTAAAGCGGGCGAGTATAAGACTCGTGCGCCCTACAGCGATCGCGGCAACGCAATGACTGAGAAAAACAGTATGCGCCGGGATATGTACGACCGCATGAACGAGATTGATAAAGAAACGCAAGGCGACGCTATGTCGATGCGGTACAAACCTCGCCGTACTCCTGAAGCTTTGACTGAAACCAACAAGCCCGGAACGTCTACACGTTACGAAAACGAGGATGCCGCACCAGAAACCTTTAAAAAAGGTGGTGCAGTGTCCGCATCACGCCGTGCTGATGGGATTGCTTCTAAAGGCAAAACCAAAGGCAAAATGGTCACCATGTGTGGCGGCGGGAAAATGTAATGCTGGCCAGTCGCGGCATGGGAGCGATGTCTCCCTCCAAAATGCCAAAGGGCGTCAAGAAAGCCCGGCGGGATGACACCGACTTCACGCAATACGCCGAAGGTGGCCATGTTAACGAGGCGGGCAATTACACAAAGCCGAGTCTTCGCAAGCGGATTGTTAGTCAAGTAAAGGCTGCGGCTACACAAGGCACCGGCGCTGGCCAATGGTCTGCCCGCAAGGCGCAGCTTGTTGCCAAAAAATATAAAGCCGCTGGCGGCGGGTATCGGGACTGATATGAAAGCCCCACAACAATCCCTCAAAGACTGGGGCAACCAGAAATGGCGCACTAAGTCTGGCAAACCGTCAAGCAAGACTGGTGAGCGTTATCTGCCAGAGGCCGCAATAAAAAGCCTGAGCCCAGCAGAGTACGCAGCTACCACCAAAGCAAAGCGTGCGGGCAAAGCGGCGGGGAAACAATTTGTGGCGCAACCAAAAACTATTGCAAAGAAAACAGCGGGGTTTCGATAATGGCTACCAAAAATTGGATTCAGTCCGCAATTAAAAAGCCCGGGGCTTTAAAGAAAGAACTGGGAGTATCAGAAGGCAAGAAAATCCCTGCCAAAAAATTGGCCGCAGCGGCAAAGAAGCCCGGTAAAATGGGTCAACGTGCACGCCTTGCCGAAACTCTCAAAGGCTTGAAGTAATCATGTCATACACGTCTGGCGCAACAGGTTTTAATTTAGACCTCACCGAAGTTGTCGAAGAAGCATTCGAGAGGTGTGGGGCCGAGTTGCGTACGGGCTATGACTTGCGTACCGCACGTCGCTCCTTAAACTTGCTGTTTGCCGACTGGGCTAACCGTGGCCTTAACATGTGGACATTTGAGCAAGGCACGATTACGCTGACTCCGGGGTTGGCTACCTACGCCCTGCCATCAGGGACTGTAGATTTGATGGAGCACGTAATCCGCACGGGCTCCAATACCGCATCGACCCAAGCTGACTTAACGATTACACGCATTAGCGTTTCTACCTATGCAACAATCCCAAACAAGCTACAACAGGCGCGACCGATTCAAGTATGGATTCAGCGGTTATCTGGTGAGGTCAATCCTACAGACGCTACGCTTTCCGCGACAATCAATGCAACAGCAACCACGATCACGCTTAACACGGTGGTTGGATTAGCCGGGTCAGGCTTTATTCGATTGGAAGCGGAAGACATATACTACACGTACATATCAGGGAATACCCTTGGCGGGGTGTTCCGCGGGCAGAACAACACAACTGCAACTTCGCATGCAGCGACAACGGCTGTCTACGTTCCGCAATTACCCGCCATAACAGTTTGGCCTACGCCAGACAACTCAACAACATACCAGTTTGTGTACTGGCGTTTACGCCGTGCGCAAGATGTTGGAAGCGGCGTAAACGTAATGGATATTCCGTTCCGGTTTTTAAATGCTATGGTGGCAGGGCTGTCTTACTATCTGGCGCTTAAAGTACCTAACGGGACACAAAGGCTGGAAACACTGAAAGCTCAGTACGATGAGGCTTGGGATTTAGCAAGTTCGGAAGACCGCGAAAAAGCGGCTGTTCGGTTTGTCCCGCGCCAGATGTTTATTGGGAGCTATTGATGGGCAATCGCTTCGCATCTGGCAAGATAGCGATTGCGGAGTGTGATCGCTGCGGTCAGCAGTATAAACTGAAGAAGCTCAAGACTGAAATAATCAAGCAGCGCAAGTATGAGCTACTGGTATGCCCGGAATGCTGGGATCCAGATCAGCCGCAGTTAATGCTTGGCACATTTCCAGTGGATGACCCACAGGCGTTGCGTAACCCACGTCGAGATACGACATACGTGACTTCTGGTGTTAACTCTGCGGGTAA